AGTCGCCTTGATGTTCTCGTGGCCCTTCCGGCCCCGATACCCATCACATCACTGAACGCACGTAGCAGCGCGGTCCGCTCAGCCGGGGAGAACCGGGGAACAGGGTTGCGCTGCGGCACGCCGTTGCCGTGCAGGTGGTATTTCGCGTACTCGATGACAGCGCCACGCTGCGGGCCGAGGATCACGAAGTGGGGACTGGACGATCGCGGGGTGGGGCTGGACACCTCATTACGGAGCATCCCGGTGCGCACCAGCGGGGAAGAATCCCGGCCCATGCGGCGCTTGTCCATGATCGTCTCGTACTTCAGCGGGGCCCAGCGACCAAACGACGCGGTCGCGAACACCTTGCGCTGGCGCTCCGCCCACACCTGTCCGACGCCGTCCCACATCGGGGAGCAGTCCTCGGCCAAGTCGGCAAGCTCATCAAGGCGCGCCTCTAGGTTGCCGGCGGGGCCGCCCGCTGCCCGTGCTCGTGCGCGGGAACGGACCTTGGAGGCGTAGCGGGAACCTGCGCTCATGCCCAGCCATCCACGACTGCCAGCGCGGCAGCCTCCTGCTCGGCCTCACCGCGACCGACCATCCGAACGGTGCGAAGCCGGAGCCCCGTCAGGGACGCCAGAACATCACGCTCGTCGTCAGTCAGCAGCCGTACCGCACCGCCCGCGTAGTTCAGGCCCTCCGGCCCGGTGTACGACGTGCGCTGCTGCGGGTTCGTCAGCAGCCGACCGGCGACACGCAACGCCACAAGCTTGGCAGCCAGCGGCGCATCGGCGTCGGTCCACACGTCGGCGCCGGGGACGAGGGAGACGACCAGGGCGGACGCCATGTCGCAGCACTGCTGCGCGGACTGCGTGTGGAAATCGCTGAACGTCGTCGTCTGCTGCAGGTGCAACTGCAGTTCGGCGATGGTGATGATGCTCATCGACTGCTCCAGACGTAGGTGGGTTCGGGGTGTGCCGGGGGCGTCTGGCTGATGACGCCCCCGGCACGGCTCCGGCTAGGAGATGTCGACCGCGTTGACGTACTTCACGAACGCCTCCGGGTCGTTGACGAGCCATCCGTACTCAGCCTCAGCGCGCACCGCGACAAGGTTGTTCTCGAACAGCGACACCAGCTCGGCGCCGATGGTGACGGTCGCCTGGGTGGAGATGTCGTAGGAGATCCCGCCGACGGTCCCCCACGCGGTCTGCGTCCAGTCGCCGCCGTAGCCGAGGGTTCCCTCGGTGGCGTCGTAGACACCGTCGCCGAGCACGGTCCGACGACCGAGCAGGCGACCGAGGCGAACCGGGCCGGCCTCCTCAGTGAACGGGGACTCGACGAACAGGGGGCGCAGGACGGAGTCCTTCGCATCGTTCAGCTCAGGCTCGAACCGGGTGTCGAACGCGAACCCGGTCAGCTTCTTGCTGTCGTTGACCAGGAGCCGCAGGCCGGCATTCAGCTCGCTGTACACGTTCGTCAGCGCGCCGTCAGCGCCAGCGGCGTCGGTGAACTCGACCTCCTTAGTGGACTGGTCGAGGAACGTCGCGAACGGGGTCGAGGTGCCGTGGAACGCGGCAGCGTCGAACGCGAGGGCGAACGCCTCGCCGACCTGGTTCTGGATCTCCTGCATGTAGCCACCCGGGTTCGCCCGGACGACCTCAGCGGACACGACGGCGATGACGGCGAGCTTCTTAGGCACGATCGACTTGATCGACAGGGTCGACTCCGACGTCGGCTTCTTGCCAGCCTCCTCGACCCAACCGGCGGTGAGCTTGCCGGTGGTCACGGGGATGGACACGCCGGCCGCGCCGAGCGGGACCTGCTTGGCCAACTGCTGGGCGATCGAGGACCGCCGCGCCTGCTCGAAGATCGGCGCTGACTGCGCGGGGGTGAGGAATCCGGTGAACCCGGAAAGGGTGGTGGCGGCTGAAATAGCCATGATGAATCTCCTAGGAGTTGGGCATCATGCGATGCCGATGGCGTTGCGTAGGGCACGCTCCAACGGGTCGCCGTTGAGCGGGGTCGACGCGGGTCCTCGGGGGCCGAGATCCAGCGACGGCGGGACAAGCGGGTCATCCACCGGCTTGGGGAACGTGGCGATCAGATCGTCGGCGTCGGATTCAAGTTCCTCACGGGTCGAACCGACCAGGCGTTTCGCCTGTGCGGTGGTCAGGCCCTTCTCCGAGGCGATCTCCAGACGCAGGGCACGGGACTCAAGGTCCATTGCCCGCTTCTCTGCAGCCTCGGCGCGCTCCGTCAGACGTTGCGCTTCTGACTTGTCGCGGTCCTCGAATACGGCGAGACGTTCTGCCGCGGAGGCGTTGGCTTTCGCCCGTGCCTCCTGCTCGCGCGCCTTGTGCTTCCAGAACTCCACCGTTTCGGTGGGCTTGGGCGTGGGCGGTTCCTGCTCGCCTGCACCCGTTGCGGGCACCTGCGCTTCTGCGGTTGGCTCGGACATGCTGGACTCCCGTTTCGGGTTCATCCGTCCCCGTTGCGGGGGCGGTGGTCTAGTTGGCGGACGGATCGACGCCGTCTGCTGCCATGTGGTCGGCGGTCATGCCGTCGGCCTGGTCGAATCCCCGCGGGGACATCACGATCGTGGTCGGCGCAGGCGGTGCCGGCTCCGAGGCTCGACGCTCCGCACGCCAGGCGTCATCCCTGTCGCGCTCGGTCTGCGTCATGCCCAGGTACTTCTCCTGCGCGGTCTGCGGGGTGATGACAGGGTCCGCGCCAGTGGTCAGCTTCACGGCAGCGTCAGCAGCCTGAGCCATCGACCGGGTCTCCATCTCCGCCCACTTCACCTCGATGTTCGGGGTATCCGCACGCGGGTCGCCCATCGAGCGCAGCGCCAGCCGGACCGCACCCTCATAGGCAGGCTCATATCCCTTGACGCGGCGACGGCACTTCATCACCAGGCCGGACACCAGCAGGGCCAGCGCCTCCGCCGACAGGTTCGCGACGTCGGTCAGGAAGTACGTGATCGGCAGGCGGGAGATCCTCGCCATGTGGCCGGCGATCTCCCTGGCGAAGTCGATGTGCGGCTTCAGGTCAGTCGCGTTGAAATCCCCGAACCGGGCGTCCGCACCCTCAGCGACGAGGAGATTCGCGACGTGGACCTCGTACGGGGCGACCTCCTTGTTGGTGATCGGGTCACGCGGCACCTCGATGCCGGTCGCCCACTTCTGCCGGAACGCCCCATACTCGGCGATCGCCTCGATGTTGAACATCGTCTGATTCAGCAGCATCTGCGGGATGACCAGGGGCGCGATCTCTGAGCGGATCACCCCGAGCGGCTTGTTCTGGAGCTCGAAGAACGGGACCTCACCGAGCGGGTTACGCAGCACCGACTCCTCTGATCCGACCATGTCGCGCTGGTGCCAGCGCACCGTCTCCCCGCTTCCGGGGGTGCCCTCGCGGACCATCTTCACGATCAGGTCGGGCATGTACAGGGTGCCGAACGTGGAGCCCGTCCACTCGTCGGTGAACACCTTCAACGCGGCGGCCCGCTGCCGGTCCGGGGTGTACGCCAGGATCACCTGACGGGGGTCCTCGTAGTTCAGGACCGGGGGGCCATCGGCCACGGGCGGGGTGACGGACACGAAGGAACGGCCATAGATCAGCGCCGACGTCGTCGCCTCCTGCGACCCGGCATCGAAGTCGGACCGCTGCCAGATCTCATCCCACACGTCCTTGTCGGCGTCCGGCTCGTCACCGATACGGATGCCCTCAATCGTCATGCGCTCAGCGGTCGCCTCCACCGCCAGACCCATCAGATTCGTCGTCGCCAGCCCCGCCATGCGCAGGAACTTCCGCGACGCCTCAGCAGCATCGGGCCACGGGTGGATGTCATCGACGAGGTTCCGGTATGTGGTCATGTCGACTGAGCGCAGGACGAGCTCGTCGTCGAGCCGCCCAAGCCACCAGGCAGGGGTTCCGATGTCTGCGTTGGGGTCCATCAAGCCGTCACCTCCCTGTCTAGAACGTGTGAAGCCGACCGGGCTTCTTCGGCTCGCGGTCGGGAGTGGTCTTGAGCAGGTACAGGGCCTCAGTGACGGCCACGAGCGGGGCAATATCGACGGGTGACGCCTTGCGGTCCCACAGCCACGAGTCACCGCTGGCGCGGATCGCCGCCATCCGAACCGACTGCTCCAACTGCTCCTGCCCGACGTGGGCGAGAGGGCCGGATGCGACCGCGTCGAACAGGTTGCCGCAGGCGCGACCCAGATCCTGACCCGTCATCGACGCGATGACGTCGCCGAACTTCTGCTTCAACGGCTCCGCGATGCTCGACACGGGTGCGCCGGTCCCCTGCAGGCCGATCGCCACCGGGTTCCATTTCGCGAGCCGCTCATCCAGCCAGCCCTCGACCCACTCGGAGCCGTAGTGCGTGGCGACGACCTCGATATGCGGGACACCGTCAGCCCGCAGGCCCGCCACCGCGATCCACGTCGTCTGCCGATCCCAGGACGTATCCACCGCGAACGCCACGCGCGCGCCGTCAGGGATCGTCGAATCCTCATCCAGTCGCGACGCCCACGCCTCCGCGGGAATCACCTGGTCCACACCCTCCGGCGGTGGGTCCTCCCACACGCCCATCCGTTCACGCAGCCACTCGACCGGGGCCGAGGACAGCGCCAGGCGCTCCTGCTCGATGTACTCCACTGAGATCCGGCGCGGAATCGCGGGGTTCACCCGCAGAACCGCGTCCATGTCATCCAGCCAGCAGCCCGGTGTGCCCGGCGTGTGCGTGCAGTCCACCCGCCGGCACGGCTGCCGCTCGTTGCTCCACTCAATCCAACCCAGATTCGGGTCGATCCCCGAACGTCCACGCTGACGAAGCTCACGCAGGACGTCCGACGTCACCAGGCCCGGCGAGGAACCGTGGACAATGTGCGGGTTACGGCGAGCGGAGACGACCGGCACGATCGCGCCCATCATCCGACCCGTCAGGTACAGGCCCTCATCCAGATACAGGCGTGGAGTGCCCATCCCTCGACCAGACTTGCCCGTCCTAGCCATCACGTCCAGCCGCGACCCGTTACGAAGGTCGAAACCCTCCTTGCCGTTCGACGTGCGAACCGCCAGCACCTCAGACGCCAGCCAGTCATGCCCCTCGATGATCGCCTGAAAGTCGTTGAACGCATCCGACGACGTCTTGAACTCGTGGGCCGTCCAGATGACCCGCTCCACACCCTGAACAAACGTGTCATGCAGTGCGCCGGCGATCATCATCGCCGTCTTCAGGTTCTGCCGCGGGCCCACGATCCCCGACTCCAGCCCGATCCACGAGCCATCAACAGCCTGCGGATACAGCGCCCGGCACGTCGCCCGCTCCGGCTCATCCATCTGGTAGCCGACAGCCTCAGCGAGATCCGCGATCTCGTCCGCCCACGTGAAACGGGCACCCTCGGGGACGTAGAAGAAGGTCGGCGGTGCGCTAACCCGTGGCTCGGTTGCCAGCATGCCTGTCCCGGATCAGCGTCAGCGGGTTCGCGGCCTTCTTCGCGGACGCACCTGTCAAGTCGTCGATCAGACCCCGCATCTGGGCCACCATCGGCGCATAGCCGGTCATTCCGGGGAACATCTGGTCGACGTCGCGCGCCAATTTGACCGCCAACTGCCCCCGAGGAGACGCCAGCAGGTCATCCGAGTACATCGCGAGCAGCGACGACTCCAGCCCGATCCGCGCGTCGTCAACGGGGTCAGACTCGGCAGCGCGAGGAGTGAACTGGACGACGGTGCCGCCACCCTGCCGCTTATGCCTCTTGCGGCAGCGATCAGAGCAGAACCTGGCAGTCGCGTGCTTCGCCTCGAAGCCGACACCGCACGCCTCACACGCTCGGCTCATCGGACACCTCCAGACGTCCGCGGACGGTCAAATGTCCGGGGAGAGAAATTGGATTGAGCCCCCGGTCAAGCGGCCCCAAATCGGACATAGGGGTCATCCCCCACCGTCACCAGGTGCGTGTGGTTGTGACCGTGGTCAGTGCAGGGATCGGGCGGGTTCCTCGACGCCTGTTGCATGTCAGGTGGCAGGCACGCAGGTTCCAGCGCGCCATCTCCAGGTCAGGGCGTACCGAGGCAGGGATCAGATGGTCGGCGCTGTTGGCACCAGGTCGTAGGCACAAGTGACAGATGCCTGCCTCCTCGGCGATGACCTGTGCTTTGAGCACACGCCACGAGTGGCCCATGTTGCGCTTCATCCGATGCTCACCGCCTCGCCTTGCCACTGGCTGGGTATGCCTACCCGCCACGCCTTGCGCGGCGATCGTGGGTGGTGGTCGAGCAGGGTCGGCCCATCTGCATGGTCGACTAGGGACGGCCACGTGTAGCGGACGGGGATGCCTAGGTGCTGCCAGTACGCCCCGATGCGCCTGTCGTAGACCAGGTCACTGTCCTTCGCCCATGCTAGGAATGGGTCGATGTGCGCTGTGGGCATCGCTACTGCGACTCCCCACAGCAGGGTGACGCATTGCAGCCAGGATGCCCCGATGCTGTCGGCTGTCGCGATCGCAGCCTTGACAAGTGGCTGTCGTGGCCTGCCTGTCCCGACGTAGAACGACACGGCGGTGGATGGTGCGTGTTCTAGTGCTGCCCGTGCGTGCTCAGCGAACCCGTCTATGGGCAGTGCGTCGTCCTGCAGCGTGATCGCCCAGTCGCTGGCGGGGTCGTGGCCGGACCATGCGCGGTCGCCGTTGGCGGTCTCGCCGAGGTTCCCGTTGTCCATCGAGATCCCGGCCTCGAGGCTGGCGGCGAGGTGCTCGGCCTGCATGTGCCGGGTGGCGTGCGCCATGACCATGATGCTGACGATCACGGCGGCCCCCTGCGAGTTACTTGTGACGCCACCAGGACCAGGTGTTGGCGACATCGGGAGTCTTGAACACGGTCGCGACCTCGGGGCCGGTGATGATCCTGTCAGCGTGCCGGGTGTAGGCAACCAGGTTCAGCAGCC